AAAATAGCCGAGCAGGTTGGCAAGCGGGCCTACACCGCCGAATTTCTCGATTACTGGCCCAGCTGGAAAAAGTATTTTCTTACACATGGCGTGAAGTCTAAACCATTTCACGGCGTGAATCAACGCCCCGTGTAAATAAATTATTGTATGACCATGCACCCCACCGCCGAACGGTTAGCGAAAGCCGCCAAAGAACTCAAAGGAAAAGTCAGGCCCGTCGAGATTGGCCGGCTCATCGATGAATCAGAGCAAACCATCAGCAACTGGAAGGCACGCGGCGTGCCGTCGGCCAAATTTGTCGACATCGCGGTGGCGCTCGGTTGCCGGCCTGAATGGCTGGCACACGGTCATGGATCGATGACCGAGATTACCGGTTACCTGTCTGCATCAGAATCCGGCAGCGACGGATTGATAGCATCTATCGCAAATCGCGCACAGCAATCCACGCCACCAGGCCAATACACGCACCCCGACAAAACCATTGCGCAAATTGTCGCTCTGCTCGAAAATACTGACGACGTTGGACGGGGTGCAGCGCTGCTATCTGTCATCGATGCGCTCGGCAAAGTCAGGCCAGTAAAGGAAAGTGCCTGATTTATTCCATGTCGGAATGGCGGCAGCGTATTAAACAACCGTCATTATTCGAAGTAAATTAGACGAAAGTTATAGATCATGGAAAGCGCTGGCATCTGGTCGATCATTCTTATCATTTTCTACTTCGCCCCGTTGCTCGTCGCCCGCTCGCGCAAGCACAAAAGCTATCACGCCATCGCGCTGGTCAATGTGTTTCTTGGCTGGACAATTATCGGCTGGCTTTGGGCGGCTATCTGGGCGCACACCGGCAACACCAGTGAAGGCGACCCCACCCCAGACACGCACGTCAAATGCCCGGACTGCGCCGAGCTGGTCAAGCGTGAGGCGAAGGTCTGCAAGCACTGCGGATGCAGGTTGATACCGCAATAGAACAATAACGCCGTCGCGCCAGCGCCGACTTTTGCAGCCCGCCCAGAGCGGGCATTTTTTCGGCCTGTGAAAATATTTTCACGTTGTGTTGACTTTATAAATACACATGGTGTTTAATATTCTCCATCGAAACCCAAAACCGATGGAGGCAACCATGAGCAAGTATCAAGAAAGCGCCTACTGCCAGCACCCGATTACGCAGGAAAAGTTCGACATAACAATATTCGGCAATCAAAATTTTGAGAATGACAGCCCGGCGCAAGTCTCTGCACAAATCTGGGCACCCGCAACCTCTATTCAGTTTGTTATGCGCCCCTTGGACGCCCGCGCACTGGCGAATCACCTTATAGCAGCCGCCGATGCCGCCGAGCGCTTTGAACCCCTGAAAGCGGTGGCCTGACCATGCATGCCTACATCGTCACCATCCGCAGCCCGCAGGGCCGCACTCGCTACAACGCGATTGCCGTCACCTGGTTCGATTGCTTCATGCAGGCCAGCGCCGAATTCGGCGTGCGCGCCGTGATCTGCGTGAGGCCCGCCTGATGGCTGATTACTCATCCTTCGTCGCCCGCAAGCTCGGCATCGTGCAGCGTGCCGGCATTGATGCGCCGCTGCGCGACTATGACCTGTTCCCGCATCAATCAGATCTCGTCAAGTGGGCATTGCGGCGCGGATCTGCAGCCATCTTTGCCGACACCGGCCTGGGCAAGAGCCGGATTCAGATCGCATGGGCAGACATGGTGCAGCGGCATACCGGGCGCGATGTCATCATCCTTGCGCCGCTGGCCGTAGCCGAGCAAACCGTCGCCGAAGGTCATCAGATCGGCGTCACCATCCATCACGCTCGCGAAGATGCCGACGTGAAACCCGGCATCAACATTACCAACTATGATCGCCTGCACCGCTTCGATTGCAGCACCTTCGGCGCGGTCGTGCTCGACGAAAGCAGCATCATCAAGCATCACGCGGCCAAGACGCTGCAGATCCTGCTTGAAACCTTCCGCGCCACCCCCTACAAGCTCGCATGCACTGCCACGCCGGCGCCGAATGACTGGACTGAACTGGGCAACCATGCCGAATTCCTCGGCATCCGTTCGCGCTCAGAAATGCTCGCCGAATTCTTCGTGCATGATGGCGGCGACACGCAGACATGGCGACTCAAAGGCCATGCGCGCCAGATCTTCTGGCGCTGGGTCGCCAGTTGGGGTGCCATGCTGCGCTCTCCGGCTGATCTTGGCCACGACGCCAGCCTATACGCCCTGCCGCCGCTGCACGTTACACAGCACACCATCGACATCGCCCATAACCCGGCGCATGGCCTGTTCCCGCTCGAAGCGCAAACCCTCATGGATCGCCGTGGCGCACGCCGCGAAAGCCTGACAGAGCGCATCCGCGCCTGCGCCGATCTCGTCAATGCCACCGACGATATATGGGTCGTCTGGTGCGATCTCAACGCCGAAGGCGATGCGCTCACCGCCGCCATTCGAGGCGCAGTGCAGATCAGCGGCGCAGATGATTCCGATCTCAAGGAACAGCGCCTGCACAACTTCGCCACCGGCAAGACGCGCGTACTCGTCAGCAAGCCATCCATCTGCGGCTTCGGCCTCAACTGGCAGCACTGTCACCACATGGCCTTCGTCGGCGTCACTGACTCATTCGAAGCCTACTACCAGGCCGTGCGCCGCTGCTGGCGCTTCGGGCAGCAAAGCCAGGTCGACGTCCACGTCTTTGCCAGCAATCAGGAAGGTGCCGTCGTCGCCAACCTGCGCCGCAAAGAGCAAGACGCCAAAACCATGGCCGATGCAATGTCAGCCGAAACGCTCGCCGCCGTGCAAGAAGAAGTCATCGGCTTCCGCAAAGACACCAACCCCTATCAGCCGGCCCAGCGCGTCGTCGCCCCGGCATTCTTGGAGGCCGCATGAACTGCATCGACCAAACTGTCGGCGACAACTTCGCGCTATATCACGGCGACTGCGTTGATGTACTCAAAGGACTGCCCAGCCGCAGCGTGCATTATTCGATCTTCTCGCCGCCCTTCGCCAGCCTTTACACCTACAGCAACAGCCCGCGCGACATGGGAAACTGCCGCAGCAACGAGGAGTTTTTCGAGCACTTCGGCTATCTTATCGACGAGCTGGCGCGCGTCATGCAGCCTGGGCGCAATGTCTCGTTTCACTGCATGCTGTTTCCGGCCAGCAAAGAGCGCGACGGCTTCATCGGCCTCAAAGACTTTCGTGGCGATCTGATTCGCGCATTTCAAGCCAAAGGCTTCATCTTCCATAGCGAAACCGTCATCTGGAAAGACCCGGTAACGCAGATGCAGCGCACCAAAGCACTCGGCCTGCTGCATAAAACCGTGCGCGAAAACGCCAGCATGTGCCGCCAGGGCATCCCCGACTACCTTATCACCATGCGCACCCCCGGCGACGTGATCGAGCGCGTCAAGCACACGCGCGAAGCCTATCCGGTCGATCAGTGGCAGCAAGTCGCCAGCCCGATCTGGATGGACATCAACCCATCCGACACCCTGCAATACGCCAGCGCCCGCGAGCATGACGACGAGCGCCACATCTGCCCGCTACAGCTTGAAGTGATCCGGCGCGGAGTGGATCTCTGGACAAACCCCGGTGACATCGTGTTATCGCCTTTCGCCGGCATCGGCAGCGAGGGCCACGTCAGCCTGCAACTGGGCCGCAAGTTTATCGGCGTCGAACTTAAGACCAGCTACTACCAGCAAGCCGCCAGAAACCTGCAAAACGCGCTCAAGAATACCGCCGACCTGTTCTCGGAAGCTGCCTGATGCCCACCCACTACGTTCCAGCCCGCGCGCTGCGCCATGTCTGCCGGCAGATCTACCGCGATCACATCCCCGTCGTCGTCAGCCGGCCTGTGCCGGCCGACCACGGCACCGTCATTCTTTTACCCAGGGAAAACCCATGAGCAAAATCACCGACACCCTCACGCGCGAAATCTCCAGCGGCTTCGCGCAACAGATGCGCGCGCTGCTTTCCGCCGGCGCCGCCATTGCTGCTGCAGAAAACCTCGAGGACGAGCTGCGCGTGCATGGCATCGAAGCGCATGCCAGCGGCCACCTGGTCGATGAAGGCGTCACCGTCGTGGTGTTCTCGCTCGACGCGCCCGAAGCCGTCCTTGATGCGCTGATGGACGCCGAAGTCACGCACCAGGTGCTGGACATCTCCACCATCCCCATGGAGCACGCCCAGGCGCTCATCGAGTGCATCCACCACGGCCAGCGCGTGCAGATCTACGTCACCCACAAGCGCCCGGCCATGTCGGTGCGGCAGATCGACGCCGCGCCCGCCTGCGAGCCGGTGAGCCTGTACCGCGAACCGGAGGCAGCATGAACATGTGGGCCACGCAAGTGCAATCGCTGATGACGCCACGCATTGACGTGTCCATCATGAACAGCGCCGAGCCGGTAGAAGATCGCATGCAGCGCCTGACCGATGCCGCGCAGGCCAAGAATCGACTGCGCCGTGCCGCCACCGAGCGCCTGGTGATTTCCGCCATCAACGCACGCGGATCGGCCAGCACGCTTGAGCTGGAAACCGATCTCTCCCTTTATCACAGCTACATCAGCGAAGTGTGCAACCGCCTGATGGCCGTCGGGAAACTTACCTTTCAGCGCGGCCCGGCCGCCCGCAAATACTGGAGACTCGCATGACACTCTATCGCCGCCTGCAATTCTACTTAGCGTCCCGCGCCAAGCAGCGCGAAATCCTCACCAACCTGGCGCTCATCGCCGGCCTGCTGGTGTGCTTCGGCATCGTCGGCAGAATGGATTATGAAGACGCGCTAATCGCCGAAGCCGAGCGGCAATCCGCCAACGCCGACCTTAACCGCGCCGCGCTGCTCGCCTGTCTCAACGGCGGCGCACCCGGCTTGTACCCCGAAAGCGCCGATGGCGTGCGCGTCTATCTGGTCTGCGATCCGCCCTATGAAGTCAGCGACGAGAATGTGCGGAGGCGGGCATCATGACACTCGTCGACGAAGTTTTGCAGATATTGCGCGAAAGCATCGTACCGATGTCCCGCAAAGAGATATTTGAACGCGCCAACGAAGCCGGCAACGCCGATGATGTCAGTCGCGCGCTTTATCACCTCAACAAATCCGGCAAGATCAAGCGACTCTCTGCTGACAACGGCGGTTATCAATGGGCAATCCCCATCGGCGAACAACTCAAGGCCGCGCTGAAGCCCAAGCACACCCCGGCGCCAAAACCGATCCTACCGCCGAGCGCCACCACGCCGCAGTTTCACCCGCCGGGAAACCTGCGCTATTCCATCAACGATGACGGCGAACTTACCGTCTACATCAACGACGGCATGAGCGACCCACTCACCTTTTCAATCCACGAAACATTGGCGCTCGGCGATTTTATGCACGCCACCACCGCAATCTGGAGACCCTGACATGACCACATCCAAACGCATCGCCGTCAAGATCGGCGAATACACCGACCGCAACGGCAAGACCAAGGGCCGATGGAAAACCCTCGGCGAACTCGTCACCAAAGACGACGGCGGCATGTTCGTCAAACTCGACGCCACCATCCTCAGCATGCAGCTTTTCGCGCTCGCCAATAAGGAGCGCAACGACAGCATCATCGCCAGCCTGTTCAGTGATGACGACAAGCCGGCCAGCGCCAGCACCCCGCCCAGCGCGCCGGCTACCGGCCATCCGGCATTTGAAGACGACATTCCGTTCTGAGGATCCGCCATGCAATTCCTGCCACAAACCGGCCGCGATCTGGCCGAATTCTTCCAGCGCATCTGCGCAACTTGGGCAACGCTCACCCCTGAAGGTCGCGCCAGCGGCGGCTTCATCAACCCCGACGAGCCGGTTGTACTCACCGTGCCGAATCCTGATTACGACGACGAATACGAAGAGGACGATCTCGACAACGATCACTCCCTGCAC